ATCCTCCTATCCAACCAAGCAGCGGATCGCCACAGTCCAGCGAAATACAACTGGTTCCTCAGCGATATGATGCTTTCAATCTCCGGAACTTCAGTCAGTCGCAGCGGAAATTCTCGTCGGACTCGAACAATTGAAACATCGTGCCCGTCATAGAACTCCGCACCGCAAGATTCGCGGAACTTACCGTTCCAAAACGACTTGCGTGAGTTAACTTTCAGCCCAAAGGCTTCGAGTGTCTCAACGACTGAACGCGTGTATTCTACAGGGACTATCATATCATCCCCGTAGACGCGCACCTTACCGCGTAAACGATTCACATCGTGAGCGGTCAGAGGGCGGCCTTGCACTTTCTGGATCCCGACAAAGATCAAGGTGAGGAACACCATCGCCTCGATCGGGAAACATAGTGCAGAACCCATAGACGCGAACTTGGTCAGAGGGATCACTCCATGACCAGGAACTTCGGCACGCGTCGACCTCGTAGCTTGCACCGCCCGTGAGAACCACGGGAAGCGAGCCAACAAGGTTTCTACAAGCCGATTCGAGACACGATCGGAGGCTTCGCTAAGATCTAGCGTCGCCAGGGAACCATCACGGGACCCTTGCAGTGCCAGTTGCTGGTTAGGCTCCTGGTCACTAAAACCGATCATTCCAGAAGTGATTGGCGGTTTCCCGCCGCTCGAATGGAGTTGATTAGATTCCAACTTCTGGACAAGGATACGCGCAATCCCCTGCTGCACATATTGCATTGCAGCAGGTTCAATTGCGATAATCCGAGGTGTCTTGAGCGTTTTAGGCACATGAACAACCCTGACGGGTCGCTCAGCACCGGGCGGCACGAGTTCAACACGCTCCAAGGACGAATGGTACCTGGCATTCGGAATGAGATAATCAGCAGCGCTGAACATCTCCTCCAGCCGGGCAGGCCATTCCCGAATAACGTACTTCTCGTTTCCGAGGATACGTTCGGCAGTGGTCCCTGGACCATGCCCTGGTACGACGCCATCTGAATAGATGACGTTCTCGACGTCTGAAAAGACGTCGGACCAGAGTAACCCAGCTACATCAGAGAACTCCTGAAAGGAGAGCCAAGACGGAACTAGATTTCTGAGCTCAATGTCTGTCTCGACGAAAGCCGCGAAAGCGGCCCCGACGCGAGCGTCGGTACACTCAGCTTCCACCTTGCCGAACATCAGTGTTAACTGACGGATGGCTCGGATGGACTCCAAGCTTGGATCGTCGAGTAGACGCCCACTTGCAGGATCGAACACAAGCTCCAGGAAACCCTTAAGAAAACAAGGGAGACCTGCGGTTCGCCGGAAACCGGCAAACGCGTTGGGAGCAATGCCACCATCAGCTAGGGACCGGTCAAAGTCCTTTGCATAAGATGGCAGGGTGATCGTTAAGAACGAAAACCCTTCGTGTTCGACCCGATCCGTGATAGTTTTCCAGTCACGGATGGTGCAAACGCAGCATAAAGTGCCGAGTTCAATCAGCACTTCAGAGCAGAGCTGCATCAGGCTTTTCAAGGCGGCCGGGTTCATATCCGGTTCTCCTATCCCTAGCCTGACTTCACCAACTAATCGACTGCTGACTAGGCAGTCCGAGACCGCTGCCCCTCCAGGGTTACCCCTGGAGGGGACAACAGAAACTGTAGTCGACCAGACCTATATCTAGGTCTAGCTCTCCCCACCCAAAAGCTGGGTGACTCGGGCACCAGACGTCGCAGACAGGTACGCCACAAGGGCGTCCACGATCTGCTTCGCCTCCGCGACGGTATAACCCGTCGAGGGGGTATCCACCACGAGCTGAACGCTCATGGAGTAACGGATACTCTGGGCCGAAATGAGAGGGTCGGCTGCGATCTTCGCGTGATCCAACCTGATGAGGCGACGAGTTCGTCGCCCGTACTGGTGAGAAATCGCCAGCTTCACGTTGCCGTCGTCTTTGGAAAAGGCGCCGGAATCAATGCCCTGGCCCACTCGCGGAAGCGAGTTTGCCACGGCGTTGATTGTCACGGATTGGGGGTCGGTAAAAGCCAAGGCACAACTCCTGATTGTTTGTCAGACGACCAACTGGTTGCTGGCCGACATGGTGGAACAACGCCTAAGTCAAGCGCTTAAGCGTCGGACGAGGTGCACGAGAAAGTCCAAGTGCACCAATGATGGCCTGTTGACGCCCACTAAGGGTGTCAAACTTGAGGCCAAAGCCGAAGGGCGATGCTGCGATCCTACTCTGGGTTTCTGACCCAAAGATGGAGACCACATTTGCGGGACCAAAGCCATTCTTGGCTCGAACCCCGTACATCGTGTGCACATTCTCAACAGTTTTTCGCTGCATGAGATATGCATACGGCATCGTCAGGCCGTCAGATGCGAAGGCAGAAACATTGTGGGCAATATCGCCCACATTACCGACCCAATCTGCAGCCCAGCTCCACGGAGCCAGTTCCCACAGCACGTCAGGAGTCAATCTGACGCCCAAGAGTTTATTTGCCTCTTG